ATTTCATCTGGTGGTGGCTCGGTTACCGAAGGAATGGGAATGGCAGACTTAATAGCAACTTACCCAGGTGACACGACGGCAACAGGAATCGGCTTGGTAGCAAGCATTGCAACGGTTGTACTGTTATCCGCAAAGAAAGTTAAGATGACTGAAAATTCATTTTTGATGATTCATCGTCCGTGGTCACAAGCCGTCGGTAATTCCGAGGAGCTGGAGGCAACGGCAGAATTATTGGATAAGATGGAAGAGAAGTTACTTGACATTTACGTCAATGCCGTTGAGAAAAGGGGTGGCGGTGATGAAATTAACCTTAGAAAGCGACTTAGAAAGATGATGGCAGCCGAAACATGGTTAACGGCACAGGAAGCAAAAGAATTTGGATTCATTGACGAAATTGTAAAAACGGACGAAAAAAATATCAATTTATTACCGTTGCAAAACAGTTTAAGCAAATTTGTAAATGTTCCAGCAGCTTTATTAATTAACAAAAACGAAGACGATATGGGTAATACCATTTTAGAAAAAATCAAAAACCTTTTGAATCAAACAGAGGAAACAGAGGTAATTGATGCACCAGAGGTTGAGATTAAGGAAGAAGAAACAATTATGACAGATGAGATGGCATTTAACCATTTATTAGCAAAAGGGTATTCTATCCTTACGGCTGAAGAAATGGAAAGTTTAAAGGCTAAATCAAATGAACAAAACCAGTCAATCAATGAGATTGAAAGTGTTCTGGAAACCTTATCAACTGAACTGGTAGCATTAAGAAACCAAGTTAAAAAAGGGGTTGGACTTCCTTCGGGTGGAACAACTGCTGAAAAAGTTATTGAACCAAAAGCGAAATCGAGTCACTTTGATTCTTTTGCTTTATTAGTTAAAAACAAAATTTCACAAAGATAATGGCATTCAATCCAACAGCCCAGAATGTGAACAGTTTTGACAACGATTATACATACGTTGGTCGAAACAGTTTAAACAGAACAAACCCTTATGCAAATCCTGACGGTATCAATGCGGAGAAGTTGTACGGGGTTGATACATTTGAAACACGAATTCCAGTTAGCCTTACTTATGCAGTCGCTTCGGCTGGTGCAAGAGTGACGGTAACACCTATCTACGGTGTTACAAGTGCATCTGATTACTGGAAATTTAACCTAATTGATGAAGCTGGTAACGAGGCTTATGGCAGATGGATTTCATCCGCTCCTTCAGCAGCTTTTGACATTACAACGACTGCCCTTAATAGTGGTACTGATTGGAAAGCTTTCTTTGCTACTGCTAAATCAGGTGCAAAGACAGAATTTGCATTTGCTATTGAAGATGCAAAGGTATTGACCAATACCACGGCAACCATTACTTACGCTAACCTTTAAAATTAAATTAAAATGCCAATAACAGAATTAAGCCAATTAGACGTATCCTTCAGAGGTACCGAGGCAAATAATATATTTCTTGAGCCTGTTTTCTTCGATGATGATTTAAGAGGGCAATTCCGCATCCTCGGTAACGTCGCCAATAAAAAGAAAATGGTGTTTGTTCAACAGCTTGAAAACATCGTAAGGAAATACTCAGGCTGCGGATTTAATCCCGTTGGATCGGTATCTATCTATGATAGAACCATTGACGTTGAAAAAATGAAGGTGGATCTTGAAATGTGCTGGGATGAGTTCGAAGATACCGTTTTTGAAGAGTTGTTGAAAACAGGTACAAGGCTTCCAGATGTTTCGGGTACATTAATTGAAAACATTTTATTGACTCGTACCCAACAGGCTATTAGACAGGATGTACAAAGATTGACTTATTTTGGACAGCAATCTTCAAACAATCCTAATTACGATGCCTTAGATGGGCTTTGGACAGTATACTACCCTGAATTGGTTGCGGATGCCTTAGTGCCTCGTACCAATACCGGTTCTGGATCTGACTTAGCCGCTGGAGATGGCTTTGCTATTCTTCGTGCAATTTATGACCAAGCACCTTTGCAGCTTAAAGGCTTACCGGCTTCTCAAAAGGTATTCAACGTTACTGGTTCAGTATATACACAGTTAAGGGAAGATATTGAAGACGGAGGTGGAGGAGATTACGGTTTATTGCAATTGATTAATGGAGTTGAGCAATTTACTTTCCGTGGTATTCCTGTTGTGGCTCAATGGAGATGGGATGAGATTTTGACAAACCTTGGAACAACTAAGCCTCATTACGTTGAATATACTACGCCTCAAAACAAGGTATTGGCAACCGATGTGCTTTCTCCTGAAACTGCATTGGAATTATGGTATGACCAGAAAGACGAAAAGGTGTATATTAAGGCACGCTTTAAGATGGGCGTAAATTATATTCACCATTCCTTAATCAGCTTAGGCTATTAATCAGAAAAAAATATGAGTTCAATAACTGGTGGATGGCTTAACCAATGTACCGATGGCACTTGCGCTGGTGGTATTGGAAAGCTATATATTGCCAATGCCAACCAAGTAACGAGCATTACTACCAATGCCACGGCAGCGGTAACGGCTATTACTATGAGTTCGACAGCTGCGGTATTTTATGAAGTTGAATTTAGGGATAATTCTGGAGCGTTTACGGAAACGGTTACCCAAGATCCAGATACCTTAAGCGTTGCCGTTGAGCAAAGTTTAGTAGGTATTATAAACTGCCGTGATCAGGAATTAAGAAATCTGGTTCAAGACATGGCAAATCAGGCTTGCGGTTTGGTTTGTGTCCACGTTGAAAATACAGGCAATTACTGGATTTGGGGTGCTGAAACGGTTGGAGCGAAGAAAAGACCAGCAAGGTTAACAACTGCTGAAGGCTTATCGGGTGCTTTGTTTACCGACAGTAACCAGGAGACCTTGACAATTTCATGCCGAACTACAAATAAGGCACGTTATATCGTTGATGGTGCTACCGTAATTGGTGCTCTTGATTAAAAATAATGAGTTATGATAGTCAGAGAAAAATCAAAGCTAATGATGTACGTTGGTGCTGACCCAACTGGGAAAGCAGGGATATTAAAGAAGGCTATCGGTAACTTTACACAGGCAGAATTAAGGGGTTGGTATAATGCCAACCCCTCATCTGTCAGTCAACATGTTATCTTTACGCCTGAGAAAGAAATCTATGAGCCAATTAAAGAAGATTCAACAAGCAGTTCCGAACAGGGCTAAGAGAAATTTAAGAAAGAATCAAAGCCCTTTACTTGCTTCGGTTACCTTAGATACTTCCAATACGATGTTGGTACAGGAAGATATTTTTAACGAACCATCACGCGAGCGGCTTGATTTTACTGGGGCGAAATGGGTTAGGTTTTTCACGCAAAAAGATGACTTTTTAAAAAGTCTTATAGCGATTGTTAATAATTCCCCTACACTTAGGCGAATCATTGAGGATAAAACAAATATGGTAGTAGGCGATGGATTTATTCCGATGAAAGGGAAATCAAATACATTGCTTACTACCTCAATGAAAGGTGAAGTAATAACCGATGATTCATTAAATGAGATTGAAGAAATTATCGGTTCTGTAAATTTACATAGTCAAAACCTTCAAGAGGTAATGGCTGCATTGGCATTTGATTATGATGCCTTTGGCAATTGCTTTGCAGAAATATGTCGTGGTAAAGTTGGTAATCAACCCTTTACTTATATATATCATGTGCCGGTATATAACATTGGCATAAGAAAGGCTGGAGCTGACCAGATAATTAAATCGGTTGGCGTTTATGATAACTGGGAAGAGGTGCCATTGACAACCGATGGCAGTTATTACGAAAAGGAGGGTTTTAAGGAAATGCCTATTTATCCAGAATTTAAGGATTTTGAAGATGGAACGCAACGTTCTATCATTCATGTAAAGCAATACGCTGCTGGTTATTTTTACTTTGGCTTACCTGAATGGATTGGGGCGAAGATGTGGGCAGAAATGGAATATCGAATTCAGCGGTTTAATACCTCAAAGTTTGAAAATGGATTTATGCCATCTGGATTATTGCAATTTTTTGGATCAATGACACAAATAGAAGCAAAGAGCCTTGTTGATGGCATTGAATCAAAATTTAGCGGTATGGGTAATAATCATAAATTATTTGTCCAGGTATTAAGAGATGAAAAGTTAAAAGCAAATTGGATACCAACATCAAAAGAGAATGAAGGTGAATTTCTAAACCTTCAGAATTTGGCAGCTTCCGCAATTGTTGTAGCTAATAGATGGAGTAAGTCATTAGCTGGTTTTGCTACCTCGGGGCAACTGGGAACAAACCAACAGATACGTCAGGAAATGGAATACCTACAAAATACGGTTATCAAACCACGACAAAATCTGTTGTTATCAAAAATTATTAACCCATTTTTAGAAGAGATTGGCGTTTATAACCCAGCGTTTAAGGATGTTACGTTTGGCGTATCCAACACTTTGCCTGTGTCGTTCATGGGTGATATTAAGGTTGAAGATAATTTATCAACCAATGAGAAAAGAGAAATATTAGGTTATGCACCTATTGAAATAGAACAACCAACACCAACAAATGAGCCAACTAATACAACCGAGTGAAGTCATTAGCGGTGGCGTTGCAAGACCTACACCAGCAGATATAAGGCTTGATAAATCCCTTATTAGTCCACATATACAGGATGCGGAATATCGTTGGATTGTCCCAGCGATCGGAGTAACCTTTTACAATGCTTTGGTTGCTGACAAAGGTAATTCAACGGCGTTTACTTCAACGGCATATCAGCAGCTTTGGGACACTCAGTTAAAATCCTTTTGCGCTAATGCGGTGCTTTATGAGGCTTCACCTTATATGGTAATGCAGCTTGGAACAAATGGACTTTATACGTTGGATAATGAGTATGGGCAAAACGTCGGAGTTGAGGGTTTAAAGTTTTATCAAGATACATTGCTCCAGCGTCTGGATGTAAAAAAGAAAAGAATCAAAGATTATTTGTGCGCTTGTGCTACGAGTTTTACAGGCTTTGTTCCAAGTGCTATTGGTTGTCCTGAATCAACTTGTAATGAAGACGAGGAGATAAGTGATATTTATAATACTTTAGGAATAGTTTTATGATTGAAAAACCTAAAAAAGAACGAAGATTTCTCAAAATATTAGGGAAAGTTGGCGAAATATTGGTTCAAGAATTATTAATCAAAGTGGGGAAAAGTCTGGTTCAGAAGATTGGGGGTAAAAAAACACTGCCCTCAATCATTTTTTTATCCCTATTTTATAACATTGCTATTGCGTCAGTTGATTCAATTCCCTACCCTATTACCGGTAATAAGCAGCGATTAGGCTGGCAAACTACTGGAAACGGTTTGGTTTATAGAGGTCTTGCCTCAGACACTATTACAAAGCCAAGTAATTACGCAAATAAAGATATAAAAGCTTATTTGTTACTTGATACGGTAAACAATGTAATGTATAGCTACATTGCTTCAAAAGGTGGCTGGAAATTTAATAATAGCGATACGGTTATAATACAAGGCGCAACAATGCCATTCGATTCAATAACATTCAACACGGCAAAGGATGGCACCGTTGGAGTTGGAGAAGTTGAATATAACGACACACAAGGCTCTTTGATACAAGGGTTAAAAGGTGGTAATGTTACTAACGTAATAGGTCAGCAATTACATCAACGAGTTAATAACCGAACAGGCGCAGCATTGGCAAAAGGAGATGTTGTTTATTTGTCAGGTAGCCAAGGCAACAGGATAACAGTTGCAAAAGCACTTGCAACAAGTGATCCGACATCGGCCAATACTTTTGGCATTGTTGCAGAAAGCATAGCTGATAATGCAAGTGGCTATGTTATAACTGAAGGATTAATTACTGGTTTAAATACTTCGGCACTTACTCAGGATAGTGCCGTTTATTTGTCAGGCACCACAGCAGGAGCATTGACATCTATAAAGCCACAAGCACCAATTCACGGTGTATATATTGGCGTTTGTGTAAAAAGTAATAACGGTTCGGGAGAATTGTTCGTTAAGATAAGAAATGGATTGGAATTGGACGAGCTTCACGATGTGCAAATTACATCACCAGTAAATAATGCATCATTATATTATAAAAGTAGTGAAGGATTATGGAGGGATACAACGGCTGCTCTTTTGGTCAGCGACACGGCTGCAATGCTTATACCTTATCTAAGAAAATTAGATACGATAACATTATCAAATAGGATTAATACTAAGCTAAATATTAGCGACACGGCTTCCATGCTTACGCCTTATTTCAGGGATGCTGATACAACTTCTTTAAACTTAACTTCCAGATTTGCAGCTAAATTAAATTTATCTGACACGGCTTCCATGCTTACAAATTACTTGCGTACTGGCCTGGCGGCTTCGACTTATCTTACACAATCAAATGCAGCATCAACTTATTTACCTTTGACAGGTGGTACAATTAGTGGTTCAATCTTAAATAGTTGGACAAATGCTTATTCATCAGCTCCAAGAAATGATGGAGCAGTTAGACGAACATACACACAAAATTTATATAGTGCTAATGGTGGTACAACTGATAGAGTTACTCATTATTATACATTTTCAAGTGATGAGTGTTGTGCAAGTGCGCCAGTTACTATGTATTACGGAAGGTTTAATGGTTTTTATAACCAAGCTAATATTATTTATGACGCAAGTATTTATTATCATAGTAACAATCAATTTTATTATAGAGCATTTAGTGAATCAGAAAATAAAGTTACTTTTTCTATTAAACCATCTACTACAACAGGTAGTTCAATTATTGGTACAAAAGCTGATTTATATTTAAGTGGGGATGCACAAATTGATAGAAGTTTAAATATTGGAACAACACTCGGTGTCACAGGCGCAACCACATTGTCCGCACCATTGACCGTCAACTCGTCAGCCGTGTTTAATGAAGGTTCAGCCGATGCAGATTTCCGCGTGGAAAGCGACGGAAACGCTAACATGGTTTTCGTTGATGCCTCAACAGACAGAGTTGGCATTGGCACATCGTCGCCAAGTTATTTATTAGACGTAAACGGCACACTCGGTGTCACAGGCGCAACGACGTTATCAAACCTTGCAGGGACTGGAACGAGAATGGTTACTGCAAGTAATACTGGTGCATTATCTACTCAAGCAATACCTACAGGAACATTAGTAGCAAATGATACAGTTAGTCTTAGTAATAGAATAAATACTAAAGTAGGATTAACAGGGAATGAAACTATAAATGGTACAAAAACTTTTGGAGGTTTAATAGTGCCTACAAACGGTATGATGTTAACTGCAACTGGTAACAACTCAAATAAACTAATTGGTATTAATGCAAGTACTTTTGTTGGTGAAGTAACACTCGGAAGTGGATTAAGTATTACAAGCAATGTTTTAAACGTAGCAATTCCAACTGAAAGATATTATTTTGATTTAGGAATTGTTGCTGGTGCTGCTGACAACTCCGCTTCAACCTATGATTTTACTTACGGTTCAAATATCTTTATAGTGCCAACAAGTTTAAATGGCTATTGTATTGATAGCGTTTATATTCGTGCAATCGGTTGTTCAACTTGCCCACCAGTATCTCCTGACCTTGATTACTATGTTGGCGTATATAAAGCCAATGCTGGAGCAAGAGTAACTACGTCTGGTGCAACTTTAGTAGGCTCACAAATTACGATGAACGAATATGATTTAAATGAAGTAAACAGAAATGATACAATATCAACTGGCGAGGCTTGGTGGGTGTATTTAAATGGAACATACACTTCAGATATGGCATATATTACGGCTGGATTTGTTGTTAAAAAAACTTGTAACTAAAAAAAAACATAAATATGAAAAATATATTATTTATTATTTTATTCCCAATGTTATCCTTTGCACAGGATACCATTATTATCAAAAAGGTATTTTTAGATGGTGATACGCTTTGGCAAGTAAAACAAGTTACTGATGCGGATAACTCAAGTTTAAAAATATTTGCTGATTCAAACCTTATTATCTCATATCTTACAAATGATATTGTAGATGAAGGAAGAAAGATGGCAGATGCTTTAAATTTAATTGAAAAGCAAAATAAGTATTTAGCCGATTTAAATAAGTTGGATAAAACGCTTACAAATTCAAATTTTAAAAGTTCATTTAATTATTTACAGGAGCAATTCAGTAGGTTTTGGATTGGAAATTATAATGCCATTTTAAATGGGACAAAGGTTGTTGCTGGAGCTGAAATATTTATAAATCAGTCAGGAAGCCTTAGGATTAAAATAGGGGAGAATTTAAATCGTCCTTTATTTGTTATTGCTGATACTTATGGATTTATAAACAACTATCCTAACCAAGTCGATAAAATGGTTATTTATATGACAAAAACAAATGTTATAAAAGACATTGATAACAAATTAATACTTAGAAAAAAGAAATTATGAAATCAATAATATTAAACATTTTTAAGCAAGGTTACGAATTCTTTGCCGTTGCCTTTACAAGTGGCTTTATCTTTTCTTTCTTCCTACCTATTAAACACTTTCTACTATTTACGGTGGCAGTTGTCATAGCTGATACCATTACAGGCATCAAGGCAGCAAGGAAGGAAGGCAAGGCGATAACCAGCAAAGGACTATACCGAACAACAGAAAAAATAGTGGTTTATTTTGTATCAATATTGATTTTCGAAGGTGCAAAAAATACTTTTTCAATCCCTTTCCCAATTACCTACCTTGTTGCATCAATGATAGCTGGTACAGAGCTATTCAGCGTGGCGGAGAATGTGAAGCGGATAACAGGAGTAAACCTTGGAACAGTAATAATTAGATTTTTTAGACGTTAAAATAAATAAACATGGAAACAAATTTAAAAGAGGTTTTAAAAAACGCTGATACTAACAAAAGTCCGCTTGGAGACATTGCCTGCTATTCAATGAATTTTGCGGAGCTTGCAAGTGAAATTAATGTACACTTAGAAGGCAACAAGGTAAAGTTTACATGGCGCGAGTATGTACAACTTGCGCAAATCATTTGGAACAAAATTAAAGAAACATCAAAAGAATGTGCAGGCAAAGAAATTGAAGTTCAACTTCCTGCCAAGCTTGGTTTAATTAGCGCAGCTTTTGCCCTTATTGGTTTTAAGTTATAGGCTTTATTTGGTTCGCTACCTTTGTGCCGGGGCAATGGATGTACTTCTGTTGCCCTTAAAAATATGTAAAAAATGAAAGCAAATAAATTTTGTGTTTTTCTGGATGCTGGACACGGTGGTATTAACCCTAAGGTAGCTTTACCCAATGGTTATACAACCTACCCGTCAAAGTGTGCGCAGCATTCCAATGGTACTTTCCATTCATACGGTTGGTTCTTTGAGGGTGTGTTTAACCGTTCCGTTACTGAATTAATTGAGCAGTATTTAAAAGACTGGGGTTTTTCAACCTTAAAAGTATATGAGCCGATAAATGATACATCCTTGAGTAAACGTGTGGCAAAGGCAAACTTTGCAGCTAATATTTACGAGGCTTCATTATACCTTTCCATTCACGGCAATGCTGCAACGAATAACAAAGCCAGAGGCTGGGAAGTGTTTACATCACCTGGGCAAACAAAGTCGGATATATACGCCGAATTTCTATTCAATGAGGTAAAATCAACTTTCCCGACATGGGTATTCCGAAGCGATACGGCTGATGGTGATCACGACAAAGAGGAAAGATTTACCGTATTAACTTCAACCAATATGCCAGCAGTTCTTTCTGAAAATGGTTTCTTTACCAATTTCCAGGATGCTCGGATGATGTTCGACACAAAGTTCCAGAATACTTTAGCCTTATGCCATGCTCGGGCGGTTGTTGATTATGCGAAGACGCAAGGGGTAACGTTTTAAATGAAAAAAGGATTGGCGCAACTGCCAACCCTATGATTCACCTACTTAACAAACGTAATCCAAAAATTATGCAATGATGCGATTAATCACTTTTAAGGATAAATCTCTTGTTGCTTCACCATCTGCTGCTTTGTATATCTGGTAGGCAATAGTAAGCATTCGACCTTTGTCCATTGTTTCAATTGGCGCTCTTCCTTTTGCAAATGTTGGCTCAAGATAAAATTTTAAAATGGCAATTTTACTTTGGATGCCATTTATATATTTTATCGGTCTGGTGTAAGTTGAAGCAATCATTTCAATTTCTTTCCAGGTTGATACTTCGATGCCGTCAATGGTTTCATTTTTTCTTTTCATATTTTATATAATTTTTTGCTTGTAATGCCAGGGTAAAACAATCAATTTCATCCTGACTTATTTTGTTTGGTTTAAAATGTGGTTCAAATTT